TGTTACCCATGAACCTCTACTCTTCGTCTGTGTCACTACCCTTTCCAGCAACAGCAACGAAGTGTACAACAAGTCCAGCCACAGTAATCCACACGCCCCAGGTCAGGGTTTTCCCAGACAGGGTAATAAGAACCATGCCTGTTCCAGCCAATGTCCAAACTAGTCCATGCACTTCCTCAAAAAGTCTTTTCACAATTCTCCTTAGTTAGGGTCGTTTTGCCTATTTACGCTTGTCTACGGGCCTCCTAGGAGGCTCTACGTGGCTTGTGGGCTTATCGTCTACGTCTAGATACGACTGGTGCAGGCAGTATAAATGATACCGTAGTGGCGGCTACCACGACACGGCGTACCCCTACAGATACAGTAGAATCCGTAGGAACGTAATTATCAAAGCCACCTTCAAAGACGTTAATTTCTTCTTCAAAGGCTTCTTTTACCTCTGTTGGCGCATTTTGTACAGCATCAACGATTGCTTGTGCTTGTTCTTCAGTTAACTCGCCAGTGTCTACTGTGGCGAAAATCTCAGTTGCTTGGTCAGCAGTTATGTTTTCCAGAACGGCTGCGCTCGTAGCAAGTTGTGTTGCTTGGTCGCTAGAAATGTCTGTAGACAAAATGGTATCCACAACGTCTTGAACTTGCTCTTGGGTAATGTTGTCTGACTCCAAGATATTTAAAACCTCATCCAGAACCTCTGCGGTTATCTCAGTAAGGGTATCCAAGTTCTCAACCACGGCATCAACAATCTCTTGAACTTGCTCTTCTGTAATGTTGTCTGAGTTCAAAGCATCTACAACCTCGGACAAAATCTCTGGCGTAATTTCTGTAATGTTGGTCAGTTCTTCAACTACCGCATCTACTTCTTCTGCGGTAATTACGTTATCAACGACAGTATCTTCAGGGATAATTTCTTCAGGTGTAGTTGTGGTTGTGGTTTCTTCCTCAGTAGTATCAGGGTATGGTTCAGTTGTTGTTGTATCTGGCTCAATGGTCGTGGGCTCTGGCTCAGTTGTCGTGGTTGTTTCTTCGGGAAGCATCTCCTCTGGCGTGGGTTCCTCTACTACTGTCGTTGTGGTGCCTGTCGGTACTTCTACGACCTCTTCGGGAACGGCAGGGGCGATAGATGTTGTTGTGGTGCTTACTGGCATCTCCGTTGTCGTGGTACTTGGTTCTGGGACTGTTGTGGAAGTTGAAGAAGTCGTTGTCGTCTGAGGCTCAGTCGTAGATGTTGACGTTTCTAACGGCAGTGTCGTGGTCGTGCTTGATACTGTTGATGTTGTTTGGGGTACGGAAGAAGAAGTAGATGTTGTTGTAGAACTAGTGGTTGTTGTAGTTGTAGAACTAGTGGTTGTTGATTCAACAAGACCATTCCATAAAGACAAATTGCTAATTGTAAGATGCCCAGGTTGGCAGCAAGTATCTATTGAGTACTGGCGGAATGTGAACATATCACCTTCATTAACAGGTATAGATTTGGTTCCTGTTGCATTGTTCTGTTGTGTAAGCAAGGTGTACACGCCGTTAACCGCATACTGGGGTGGGTCATACACCCAACCATCATTGGTTTGATACGCCCACGTAAAATCAACTGTGTTCACATCGGCAGGGATTGTGGTTTCAATTTTGACCCAATGTGCTCCGCCACAAGGAGAACCTTGTGGTGCTAGTTGGTTATCAGGACCGTGCAAGGTAATACTGCTACCAGAAACTTCAATGTACCCACCACAGTTTTGAGATTGACTGTATGTCCAGTTTCCAAGAGCATCTGCCTTAACAGAAGTAACTGGTGCAAACCAAGCCAGAAGCGCTACAGGGAGGTAAAACCAAAATCCTTTGCGTAGTTTAGGCACGACCCATTATAGCCGTTAGGTGAGATTTTGAATTTGCCTTTGGTGGTCTGGCAATGCTTGATGTACAAAAGTGCCGTAAGCACTGATTGCTTGTAAGTACGCATACACACGTTGGTAGTTGTAGTAAATATTATGTTCTAGTGCGTCAACTACTTCTGCCAAAACTTCTTTTGTTGTTTGAAGGATGTGCTCTTTCATTACATCAACAAATTCTGGGTGTTCCTCCACCAACTCAAAAAGGTCTGGAAAATCTTGAAGTGTGTAAACGGAATTATTATAAGTAATGACAGGACCAATATTGCTTACATTAATTTTAAAAGACATGTTCTACCACTTTCCAATTGGGCATGTTTGTGATTCAAGCCTAGTCTTTATTTTCATAAAGCAACCACATTCTTTACATTGAAATGTTGGTTTAAAAAGACGATCACAATTTCTACAGATTTCTAAACGCTTTTTTGTTAGTTCTTCGCTCATGCAGGCCAGTATACAACCGTTTCTACGGTTGTTGCTTGCGTACCAGAGGCTACAGGGGCAACAATAATTCCATGTCTTGTAGTTCTAGTCGGGCTGGCTGGAGTGGTTTGTATTTGGGCTACTGTTCCGCCAGCGCTCGTTTGTGCTGTTGCGGTTATTTGTCCAGCATCATTGGTTGCTACGTTCATATAGGAAACACCAATACTATTATCAGTGGTTGCCCCAAACCCTGAAGTGGCTACTTGTGAAACCACACCATTTTCCATTTTAATCAGTTTGATTGATGTGGTGTAATACGTAGTGGCGTTGTAAGTGTTTCCACCACCAGTAGCAGTACCCACACATGTTTGTTCAACATACTCTCCGCCTGTTTCTGAGTGCCACGCTAACGATGTTGGTGGAATGAGGGGGCAAGCGGTATACCCTGAGTAACATTTATTTCCTACAAGACCACCACCAGGTCCACAAGGTCCTGGGCATCGTGCTTCACAAGTTAAACCTGAAGGTGAACCATAGTAAACGGCGTTACCTTTGAACGTGGTGTAATAACAACAACCGTTAGTGCCAAGTAAATACCCAGTTTGTGCGCCGCAGTAATAACCGCCTGCGTCATATCCACCACATATGAATACCCCAATATATTGAGTTCTGTCTGGTCCACAAGTACCACCAACGATTGGTGTGGTGTAACTACAGTCGTAGTTGTAGTTATACGAATACGGTGTTACGTAGCAAGTCCCATCCCCGTTATTAACGTCACCAGCACTACACCCAAATGAAGATGTTTTTTCGGAAACTACTGCCCACCAGTTTTCTGAGTCTTTTACCCAAAAAGCAACACCCCATCCACCTGCTAATTCTCCGTAGTCAGCCCTAATACTTACATTCTTTGTGTTTGCGTTAAACGTAGTAAGTGGGTATGTATTAGCGGCTGAATACGTAGCGGCTTTATTAGATTGAATGCTCCAAGAGCCTCTGATATTTGACCACTTTGAAGGCAACGAGGAGCCGTTAGAACCTACAAACGCATCCGCAAATGTTGGGAGAATGCCAGATGTGGAGGCAACAATGCCAGTAATCATGGATTAACTCGTGATGTTTCCGATAAGGACCCATGTGTTGGCTGCGGTCTTAATCAAAGTAGCGGCTGCGTACTGACCGTTTAGTTTATATTTGTTGCTCTCCGCAAAAAGCGTGGCGTTGCCAGCAGAAACTGTCACTACGTTTGCCGCCGAGCCAGTCTGTAGAATATCTACACGGTCACCAATGCCAAAGTTTGCTTCACTATCGTTAGGTACAGAAATTGTCCACGCACCCGTAATTAATAGAATCTTTCCCAAGTCATTAAGAGTAAGAACTCTAGTCCCTGTGAAATCCTCAACTTGTGAGTTAAACCCAACCAAGTTCCTACTAGCGGTGTTTTCAGAAAGGCGAGAAATCACGAAATTTCTGCCCCGAACAACGAGAACGAAAGGTTGGCGCTTGACGCATAGACAGTCACTACGTCAGTAGTTGCCAATGTCAAACCAACACTCAAAGTGACGGTGTCTTTTGCCAAGATGTTGGCATCATAAATCATGTAGTGCTGGTTAGCAATAGTTGCACCAACAGGGCGTACAGCCACACGATAGGTGGCTGCCGTTGTTCCACGGTTACACACGGACAGCGTTGAAGCCACTACTGATTTCCCAGCACCTACGGTGAGAAGGTCGGTATTGGTAGTCGCTGATGGTGCTGATTGGGCAAGAACTTTATATGCTTGGGCCACGGGTGCTCCTTAGAAGTCTGTAATGACCCCCATTTTACCATCAATCTTATAAAAAGTGCTTGAGGATAGCCGTGGTTGCTAGAACCACCCAACAAAGATTGAACCAAATGATTGTTGGCATGGTCTTGATTGTTGATGTGACAATCAAAGCGATGCTTGACGCAAGAGCAAAAAGGTACATCCACCACCATTGTTTATCAAAGATAAGACCTGGAACAATGATTGAAATCTTGGTCATAAAAGCCCAAGCCTCAATAATGTTCACCTTTGTCCAATAATCTCGGTCACCCCAACGGCGTGTTACCTGCATAATTTCTGATGGTTTTAACATGGCTTTATCCTACTTGCTCATTGACAATCCTGCTCTAGGGGTCAGGGAAATAACCTCATGGTTTACTGTTGCTGGGACATAGATAAGGTCCCCAGGTTCTAGCGTGTAATCACCATAATCCGTAATCCATTTTGTTGAACCCTGGCATTGCCAAAAATAAACATCTTCCGTATCGTTATGTTTACCGAATCCGTGGTTTCCTTTTGCCGTAGACACGTAAACATGAGCCACAGTTAAGCCTAGGGTTTCCAAAACCGCTTCTGCGGACTTCATGGTGTGTCCATCTACGGTTGTCGTAAAGCACCCCCCAATGCGGCGAAACGAACCACCAGATTCTTTTGACGCTTCAATATTTTCGTTTATCTCATCCCATGTTGGGGTAGGAAAATAAAACCCTTTTGTAAAGATCACCATTTTCCCATACTAGCGCTAGTATCTGGTCATGGACAAAAAAGAACCATTTCATGTAGTTGTGCGAGATAGAAGTTGCGGAACATGCACAAAATGTTGTGAGGGTTACCTAGCAGGGGAAATCCAGGGGATACCTTTCTACGAAGGAAAACCCTGTCATTTTGTGGACATTGGTTCTGGATGTTCTATTTATGAAGACAGACCAGAAGAACCTTGTAAGGCATTCAAGTGCTTATGGTTATCTGACCCAAACTACCCAGAATGGTTGAAACCAAATATTAGTAATGTCATGTTTGTTGACAGGTACATTGGTCCACATCCTTATGTTTTTGCTAAAGAGGCTGGCGGGAAAATGGATGCCAGGACATTATCTTGGGCAATAAACTACATGTCATTCAATAAGTTTAATTTTGCTTGGCAATATGACGGTGGGTGGAACGCAATAGGTACTGACGAGTTTGTTAAAGCCTATTTTGAAAATGAGCGATATTATGCCCCAAACGGAAAAGTTGAGAATCGCTAGATTGTTAGTTCAAGGAAATCAAAATTAAAAGCAATTACTGTCTTTCTTTTCTTTGAGTTATTCACTGGGGAGCGATGTATCAGGGATGCTGGAAATAGCACAACGTCACCTTCGGATACGTTGAATCTTCTCACGATTGACGTATCAAACGGTTCAACAAACTCCGTCACACATTCCTGGTCTGGGAGTTCTAAATAATAAATACCAGAAAAGTTTGAACCAGCGTGATTGTGCCAATGGTGGTAGTCGCCACTCTCATATTGTTGGAACCAAACACCACGCATTTCAAGTGTTTTATGCAGTATTGAATCTGGGAGACTAGCCATGAAACCATTAATGTATTCACAAAACAGAGATGACCACGGTCTTTCCTCTTCCAGCAATGAGAAATCATATCTAGAGATTCGTTCTAAGTTATTAGATGGGTCTTTCTTTGATTCAAAGTCAGCAGACTCTATGAGGCTTAACATAACTGGTTTTAGAGAGTCATGGTTTGGCATTTTTCTAACCATGTATGAACCGTGATATTGGTGTTTTGTTACAAAATCAGACATTGTTCCTCTTTTACACGTATTTTTGGTAGGTATTCATTGACTTGTGTAAGTACTTTTTTATCATTTTATTTTCACGTTTTTTGTAAGCGGTATGGTATTCCTCTGTACGAAGTGGGCTTACCCCTGTATTATTAAAAAACCAATGATCTGGTTCAGCATAGTGTGCAATAAATACTTCTACATAATCGTTATAGTTTTCTTTAGGAAACTCTGGCCTCCAGTGTAACTGCTTTACACCATTATACAAAAGAGCATCCCTGTCCCCCCATGTATATTCTTTTCCGTTTACGTACATAGGCCATGAGACAGTTGATTTGAGTTGTATATCAATTGTGTATGTGCAGGCATTGTCGTCTAGATGTGGTGGCAAATTTGGAACGCCGTACTGTGGAGAGTACCGAAACCATTTAAAATAAGATGGTAATGCTGTACTAGAAAAGTTATCAACAACAATTTTATTTAATGTTTCGTATATTTCAAAAGGTAAAGATTCTCCATCAACAAATGTTGCTCTTGGGTCTGCACTTTTTCTTCCAACTGCGTTATTAAAATGGTTCTTTTTTTGTGGATGTGTGTTGATGTACTCAAGTATCACGCTCTGTTGCTGTTCAGAGATGACGTTTTTTAAAACTTTTGGTTTTTTTACCCTTTTCATATAACTAATGAAGGTTTGCACTCAAACTGGATTGGTTTATGCGGTGGTTCGTGGCAATCAATGAATGTACTAATCATCCATTTATCTCCAGAAATTGGAACTCTACCGACATGTGGGTGTGTCCAATACGCTGGAAATATTGATATGTCCCCTACAGATGCTGGAATAACAATATTGTGTGATGGGAATCCAGTCCCACCACCTACATCAACTGTGTTTAGGTACATGACAACACCAAGAACACGCAAATTAATAGGGTTTGAGGACCAAGGGTCACCATCAGTATGTGACCTGTAAAACCCATCTCTTGGGGAGTACCTTTGGAGTCTATAACCAGTGTCTTTTAAATCAACATGAAACAACTCAACGTATTCCTGAACGTACAATGCTAAAGCAGAATAAAGACCAACAGTTACTGCATCTTCACATTTAGTAAATACTGAACTGTTAATACCAAAAGAATCAACAACTGACTTTGAAAAAGAAAAGTCCATAGTGTTTTTTATTTTTGGGTTAAGCCCACCAAGTGTTGGCCCTGGTGAAAAAAG